CGTCGTTACTTTCCAGACTTTATTATGAAAGTAAAAGAAAGTAATGGTGGTACAAAAACATATGTTATTGAAGTTAAACCTGCAAAGCAAACAAGACCACCAAAGAAAAGAAAGAAAGTGACCTCATCATATATCTATGAATGTAAAACTTATGCTATGAACCAAGCAAAATGGAGAGCAGCATCTGAGTGGTGTAAAGATAAACGAATTGAATTTAAAATCATAACAGAAAAAGAATTAGGTATCCATCATGGTAGATAAT